ATCCTACTTGATGTTTACCTAATTGTCTAGCTACAAATACAGGTGCTGCTATTCTAAATTGCAGTTGCACATGACCAAAAGGAGTCCAGTGTCCGTGAGAAGCTAGGTACTTAATAAGCTTCCTGTCAGCCTGTTTCATTTCAGATATCTCTTTATTAAAAGAGACCCTAGCAGCATTAACAACTGTTTTGTCAGAACCTAGTTTATCTATTAATTTAACTTTAGTAAGCAAAAGGAGCCACCGTCAAACAAATTATAGTAAACAGTATACCTAGTATAACTGCTAGTTCCACCAAGGTAAACAACTCAAACCCATAGTATATTTTTATTATAATATTATTACAAAAATCTTGTAATCTATTAATAAACTTTTTTATCATAATTCACATACTCCTGCAACACATGCTAATGTTTGTGATCCTTCTGTATTATCATCACTTTCTTCTAAGTCCCATTCCATTCCTTTAGGAAACTTAGAATTTAAAATATCATAATCTTCTTTAGTTATCTTTTGGTAGGGCGCTTGCTTATATACATGCTCTGACTGAGGAAGAAAACTAATACCACTAACCTTATCAAAGTTTTTCCATATCCACTGACAGACTTCAAAGAAAGTATCATCATTGTAGTAGCATGTCATAGAAGGTTTATGTTCACACCAATTGTCTTGATAAATTTTCCATAGATTTAGCTGCTCGATAGAGCCAAGATCGTCTACAGTCACAGAACCCGGAGGAGATTTTTGTGGGAAAGAAAACACCCAGTTAGAATTATTCATTACATCTTCCTCATAAGGGAATCCTGAAGAGATCATAGCAGTTGCTAGAGGATCTTTTTTATCTGCACGTACAGTTCTAATGTAATACTCACTGAACCTGGGATGTATTCCAGAAGCACTATCAGTCAACTGTGATACTGTCCCTGACGGTTTCACACAAGTAATAGCAGTTGATTGATTAATACCAAGCTTTTCAGCCATAACTTTATTAGTTTCTACAGCAATCTCCCGTAACTCAGATAAGAATTTAGCAGTTGCTGCTTCTCCTGCACTACCGTTGGTAATAGAACAATCCATAATACCTGTTAGAGAGACTCCAAGAAGAGCTTCTTCCTCAGTATTACGTTTCCAGATATTACGAAGGTATCTGAAATCTGTCAAAGTAGCCTGTAAAGTTCCTAGAACTGTAGCATGCTTAACTTTAACCCTCAGAGTCTGCTTAGTGTCTGTAGCTCTTACTACAACTTCTGAAAGATTGCAGAACTGGTATGGTCTCAGGATAATTTCTGAACAAGGATTAGTACCAAACTTATGGTCACTATCCCTTCTTCCATTCTTAGCTGCTACATTTTGTGCAGCAACCCTACTAAATATTCCCCGCTCTCCAGACTTACTTTCATACAGACGTTTCATTTCAGACGCATAAGTATCAAAGTCTGGTTTTTCAGAATATACAGCACTGTTATTAGCCAATGCTCGTTGTCCATTGGTTAGATACCATTCACCATTCTTTGCATTAGACATACGATTGTCTGTTACATTACTAAGACTAATAAGTGCAGACCTACGAACACCACCTACTACAACAATGTCTGCAATTTTACAGACAAGATCATGGCACTCTAAGGAAGTAAGCTTCCTACCAGCAGCCCCCTTAAACAGCTCAACTGCAAAATTAAAAAGATCAGCAAGAGGCTCTGGGCCTGAAGCACGCCCACCAAAGGTTTTTAGTCTGGCTCCTGCTGGTCTAATTTTTGTAAGATCGCAGCGTGGTATCTTACCTGCGTATAACAAACTAATAAGCTCTCTGAACGCAGAAGCCCATCCAATTTTACTATCAGATACTATGATAGTGCTTGGGGTATCGTGAAAGCTATCAGCAATGTCAGGAAGCTGTTTTACATACTCTCTCTCTACACTGAAGCCTACGCCAGTACCATTCAAGAGAATATACATTAGCTCATCAAAAGATCGTGGGCTGTCTATAGGGAGGTATGAACAGTTGTAACCTGCTACATTGTCTCTATCTAAAGCTTTACCAGCAGTCATCATACAACGCATGGAGGGCATAACATCATGGTTATAGATAGCTTCTCGTACCTCTTCCCAATCTACTGTTTTTTCGTTGTTTCTTTTCTTAAAGAAATCTATGTATCTTTCTACGGTTTCTTCCCAATTTTCTCTACGCTTTTCACTATCTAAGTAACGAGCATATCGGCTTTTGTGAATGTAGTTTTGATATTGATCCATTATAAATCCCTTAATTCCTCTTTGAATTCTCTGTCTTTAAGCTCTTCTGTTTTCAAACGCTTAAAATTTTTGTTAACTTTTACAGGCTTACCTTTATATTGTTTACGGTTATACCTTTCCCTACGATGCTCTTTATCTGTTAGTTTTTCTTTCAAGGAGGATCTCCTTCAACTTATTCTCATACCACTCAGCTTTTAAAATATCTTCTATGCCGTTTTTATAAGGGAAGCGCCATCTATATTTTAAAGAGTTACCTCTTAAATAGCCGATATACTCCTCTTCAGAAAGCATTGCTTTAATACCATCAATACATTCTATCTCACCTTTGTTGTAGTGTGGTGGATGATTAACCATATCATTCTTATGATGTGGATCTTTTTTATAACCTGAAACGCTATCCCACTCACGCGGTGTAATATCATTTAGTTTGTTGTACTTCATTCCATCTCCAGATTAAACTTACTATTTCTTTTCTTAAAATCTTCTGTTTCTTTAGCTGACACATCAATCCATTCATCAGGTATTGACTCTTCACTAAACCATCTAAATCCATTGGATGATGCCCACTCACCGTGAGATCTTTTTGTACCATCTCTTCTTCTCTTAGCTCCCGGCATAGGTGCTGAAGGATTAGCAAATAAAAAAACAAGCTCTGTATCTTCAGGAAGACGTTTACTGACCCACACGTATTTAGAATACTCTGCATGATCCCAGAACCTACCTTTAGATTCTAGTAGTATTATCTTGTCCTCAATAGTCTTAACAAAGTCAGGCTCATAGGTATGCTCAACAACATAACTAATTTTATCAGCGTGATGTTCCCAGTCTTTTAATATTGACTCATGCAGAACAGCTTCCCATATGGAATCGTATTTAGTCCCATTAGGATGTGTTAACATTTTAGGTCTAGGTTTTCTAGGTTTTCTTTTGCCAGATTTAGCTAGTTTCTTTGTACTAATTTTAAATACCTTGTAGGTCTGCTAAGGTTACTGAAAAGATATCAAGAGAAGAATCAGTAGTCAATAGTTTTTTTAGTTTTTTACGAATCCAAGCAGGAGAGTTTGGAGACAATCGTAAAGACGGTCCAACCATAACATGGTAGTCATCAGGCACTAGATCCCTGTAATCGGTCTCATCAACTTTCTTTGCTTCTTCTTCAGGCAACAAAGTTTTTACCCAGTCCTTGAACAAAGATTCTGAGTGCTGATTTATTTGTTTTAATTTTCTTTTGTTCATAACATAGGAACCTTAGGGGCTACTGCAATTCTAGTAAAGTATTTTATACCTGCCGCATACTTATATGCTAACAGACCTTTACCAGCGTTAGCATCAGCCCAGCATTCGTTCTTATAGGGACAGTACGTACACTGTTTAGCGATACGCATGTTACCACTCTTACCCTCAGGAACATCCTGATAGCACCTCTCTGGTGGACTGTCTAGTGTTAAAGCATTTTTAATGTTAGAAATTTTAGACTTGATATTAGGCTTGCTAAATTTTCCGGGTCTGTAAAAGGCTAACTCTCCTGACTCTTTATTGATAGCTAGGAAACCACCATCTTCAGTTCCTTCAGCCTCTTCATATCCAGCAAGTTGAGAAAGATAACCAAAGGGATCATCACCATCAAGTGTACCGTCCTTGAACTTCTTGAATGCAAAGTTACTGGCGCTTTTAATATCAACCACCTCGCCATCAATCTTACAATCCATGTGTCCCTTGATACCATCTACCTCTACTTCTTTCTGCTCATCAGACAACGTATGTCCAGAGAGCTTAACAAAAAGTAAAAGTAGTTCTTCTAGAATGTGACCATAGAGAAATTTAATTTGCGTGGAAGATGTTATTGAATTTTTGTTTTCATTCCTTGAATCATACCACAACTGTCTAGTAGGTCTACCAATGTTAGACATTCGTAAACCTCTAGTCTGTTCTTTTGGCTTAGACCAATTAGTTATAGCTGCCTTTATTCTCTGTCCAAAATCTTCTACAAGATCCTCAGGCAAATTTAAATTCTTTCCTTCTGACAAAGGAGCAATAGACGCATATATATCATCTACTAAGTTATTCAGATCTTTAGAAGAGTTCATGCTGATGTATCTCTGGAAATATTTGATCTAGTTTAGAAATAGCTACATTATGTCCTATGTAAAACCATTCACCTCTACGGCCTATATCTTTAGAAGAAAGTTTCTTGTGCGCTACAGATTCTGATTCCCTTCTGTTTTTTACTCTGTAAGATTTTATAACTTCATAGTCCCTATAAGGTGACGCTGTTTGATATTGTTTCAATCTATCTTGAGAATCAACAGCCATTCCAACTTTAACCCAGCCCGGAAATGATGGGTTGTGTATAATATATACCTCACCTTCTGTAGATTTTTCGTAGTTTTCTAATGAGCTAAATGCTGCATCAGTGAAGCCTTTGTAACGTCCAGGCTTATGTAGTGGGTGAGACTTGGGAATGTATTTGCCATCTACCCACATTCTTGTATTCTGAATGTTCTGTGCCGTGGTAGCTCTACGTCTATGTTTGTCATAAGCATTTATGTACCACCATTCCCCATCTTCAAAAACGTACTCACCATTCTTAGGGTTAGTAGGGTTAGCGGGTTTCTGATTAGTTGTTTCCGACATTACCATTGTTCATAGTCTCCTAGTTCTGATACCCACATATTTTCATGGAGGTATACCCATCTTATACCATCTTGTATTCTCCAAGATTCTGGGCCATAATCATATGCATCAAACATTTCATCCACTTCATAATCAGCGGGTCTGTAAACAGTTTCTAAAACATCGACGGTGTCAACTATGTCTTTATGATATGTTAAGTTACTGCTCCTATAAGACAACCAGACTCCTGTTTCATTCTCTGTGTTAAATCCCTGCTCAAACTTATCATCAAAAAAAGCTATACAAACTTCATCAGGATCAGCATTTATCCAAAGAGTTCTTTTTGTAGCGTCTAAAAATCCTACGGGTTCGTACTGTAT